TTTGAAGCTCATTATAAAACATTAACTGGAGAAGGTGGAGACTATGCTAACTTCCTTACTGACTTTGCTCAAAAAGGAACACAGGCTTTAGATGAAGCAATGCCTGTATATAGAGAGAATCCTAATGAAGTATTTGACTTAGGAGACTTTGCATGGTGGGTAGAAAACGGTGAAGGTCTAGTTAAGTCTATTGGAGAATTTGCTGTTACCGGTGCAGGAGTTGGAAGCCTTTTAGCTAAAGGTACAGGAGCAATGGCTAAAGCTTTAATGAAAGCACCTGCTTTTGTTAAAAGATATAAAACAGCAGAAGGGATAGCTAAAGGAACTGCAGCATTAGCTAAAACTGCTAATGTAGCTGCTCAAACAGGAACCGCTGCATCTCTTGCATACGTTGAAGGTGCTATGGGAGGTGCTGAAGTATATAAAGATGTATACGCTAAAGCTATGGATAAGTATAACGATCCAGCTAAAGCTAAAAAAGTAGCAGGCGAGGCAGCGGCCACTGCTGTTAGAATGAACACCGTAGTAAATTCCGCTTTAAACTTTACTTCTGCAGGTGCGTTAATGCGTAACCTTAAGAGTACTAAAAGAATGAACAAAGCCTTATTAAAAGGTTCTGATGATATACCTACTTGGCAAAAGAGACTTAAAGGTTTAGAACTTAAAGATGCTGATAACACTAGTCCTTTATTACAAACTACTCTATCTGAAATGGGACAGGAGAGTTTAGAAGAACTTGTAAACGAAGCGGCTACAGCTGCTGGTACTTTTCAAGGAGAAGATGTTCTAGGTATAAGCAGCGCTAAAAGTATGGGAGAAGCTATCGTAAACGCTTTAGGTACAGAAGAAGCGGCTCTAGCTGGTATCCTGGGTGCAGTAGGTGGTGGAGGCCAGCATATGGTTACATCTTTACGTAAAACAGGTAAAGCTAATAAAGAACAAGAAGAAACTATATTCAATAGCCAGAAGAACTTCTTAATTAAGAATATAGATGAGTACCAAAGGAATCAAGAAAACTTAAAAAATGCATCTGGAGATAGGGGCTCTAGAGAGTACCAAGAAGCTCAAGAGAACTTATTTAACAACAGTTTATTTAATTCTTTCCTTAATGGAGGGCAAGAGCATATGTCTGCTATATATGAAGAAATAGCAAATATGTCTGCAGATCAAGCAGAAAAGTTAGGATATGATATTGATCCAGAATCTGATAACTATTATAAAAAGAGAGCCCAGGATAAAGTAAAAGAGATTAAAACTCTATCAGATGACTTTGAAAACATACAAGCTAGATATAATGAATTTGATGAGGAAGCATCTGCTTCTTTCTATGCAGAGAATATATTTGGTATGCACTTACAAAAGAGAAAGCTAAGAAACCTAATTGAGTTAAATAAAGCTAAGTTTGAAAAGGCAAGAGATAATGCTTTAAAAGAACAAGAAGCTAGGGGTACCGATATGACTGCAGGAGAAATTGCAGCAGCTGATAAAAACATAAAAGCTATTAATTTAGCAATTGAAAGTATAAATGAAAAAATAGCATCTCTTAAAAACCCACCAGCTACTGATTTTAACTTAGACCCTTCTAAAATGAAAGGCGGTCAGTTTACAAAGAAATCTAAAAAGAATACTAGAGGTAAAAAGAACTCAAGAAAGAAAAGAAAACTAGATACAGAAAAACAAATAAGAAGTACAGAGCAACAGAAATACAATGAAACATTAAAAAGGCCTAATCCTAAAACTATTTCTGGAAAGCAAGTACTTAAAGATGTGTACGGTATGCCTCAAGGTAAAGATAACATTACACAGCACAGTATAAAAAACTTAGAAAGACAAAGAAAAGCATTAGAAACTAAAGCTAAAGCTATTAAAATAAAAAGTGATAGAAGAACTGAAGAGTATTTAAAAGAAGAAGGAAACACACCAGAAACTTTAACAAACGCACTATTAGATAATCAGATAGATGTAAACAACTTAATGGCAGCTAAAGCAGCTATAGAAGAAGACATGGCTAGTCTACAACAATTAGATCTTCAATATGAGTTTCTTACATCTGATGCAGGTAGAGCAAAGCATATAGCTGACGCTAAGAAGAAGCAAGCTGATATGAATAAAAAAGAAGCAGATAAAGCTAAAGCTATAGAAGACGATAAAAAAGCTACTAAAGAAGAAGAAAGCAGGTCTGCTATAAAAGAAAAGTTTGAAGCTTTAAAAAGTAAAGTTTCTAAAAAGAAAGATACTGAAAATACTGAAGAGTCTTTAGAAGCTAAAAGAGAAAAAGAACTTTTAAGTACTTTATCTAAATTAAAACAAGCTAGAGCTAAAACTCTTTCAGGAGAGAATAGAAAAGAATATATACTTAAAAATGCTATAGGTACTAAAGAAGGAAGTGCCTTAATAGATAAGTACAATAAAGAAGATGAAGAAGTAGAATTAGAAACTAAAGAAGTAACTAAAACTGAGCCTAAGGCTGAACCCAAAGCAGATAAAGTAGAACCTAAAGCTAAAGTAGATTCATTAGAAGATAAAAAAGCTGATATAGAAAAAAGAAGAAAACTTGAAAAAGAAGGAATACGAGTATCAGAATTAGAACTTCCTAGTACTTTAAAAAGAAAAGGTGTAACTATAGAACAGTTTCATAAAAAAATAAACGAAGAACTTGAAGAGGCTGAAAGTAAAGCATTAGATTTAAAAGAAAAAGGCTTAAGTAACGAAGAGATCTCTAAAGAAGTGATGAAAAGCATTTCAGGTAATGGTACATATATTAGTTTAATTCCTGAAGTTATATTTAAACAGGCTTTAGATTTAGGAATAAAGAAAGGTAATTTAGATTTAACTAGATTATCTAGATCTCGTAAAAATATAGACGCTAAATATAATGCAGAATTAGAAGCACTGGAACCTAAAGCTAAACCTAAAGCTGAACCTGTAGTAACTAAAGAGCCTAAAGCAGAACCTAAAAAGACTGAAGAAGATACACCTGGACAAGAGATGGAAGCTCTTAGCAAAGAGGAAACAGAAAAGTTAGAAGCTGCAGAAACTGAAGAAGAAAAGCAAAAGATAGTAGCTGAATATAAAGCTAAAAAAGACGCAATTTTAAGGGGAATAGAAGATGGTGTAGATGGACAAGGAAATCCAATTAAAAATATATATAAAAAAACTGAAGAAGAAAAAGCAGAAGAAAAAGCAGATAAAAAAGCTGAAGAAGAGGAAGAGACCGAAGAGTTTATGGATACTTTCTTTACTAAAGGAAAAGACCCAAAAGATGCTATAGATACTACAATACATACAACTATTACTGAAGAAAGAAATGAAGAAGAATGGATTCCTACTGAAGCTGAAGAGTCTACTAAAGAATCTATAGAGTCTAAAGAAGATGTTGTTAAGACGTATGAAGATGGAGAAGTAGTTAATTTAAATGATACAAGTAAAAACGATACATTAAAAAAGCTACATAAGTCTAAAGAAGAAGATAAAGGACAAACTATAGTTAAAACTATAGACGCAGGTAGTGCATTTGCATATGCTTCTACAAATTACATAAAAGCACCTTCTGGTAAAAAAGTAGCTGCAAGTAATGAAAAACAAGAGAACTTAGTTAAGGAGCTAGAGTCTGCTGTAGAATTTCAACCTGGAGATAAGATCACATTAGAAGTAGATAAGTCAGCTACATGGATAGAAAAAGATGAAGATAATAAAGAAGTAACTATAAGGTATGCAGACTTTGTTACAGATGGGGTAGAAGATGTAGGAAATGTACCTATTGCTATTAAAAAAAATGGAAAGATTGTTGCATATGTTCCTACCCAGGATAGATTATTAGAAGGGGGAGGTAGAGATAATATTCACACATCTGAAGATAAAAATAATAGATACTTTGAAAACCATATAATACAACAAGAATTAAACTTAAAAGTAAGAGAATTTATAGTAAAAAATAGATCAGTAGAAACTGAAATTAATAACAAGTTTGTAGGGCATTTAAGAAGAGATGTGAACATGGGTACAAAAGGCTATAAAGCTAAAACTATTCAAGAAAATATGCCTAAGTTAGAAACGTTTGCTATTGTAAAAAACGGTAGTCTTCATATAAACAAAGACGAAGCATTTAATAAAGATATTGTTAACGGAGAAGCGTTTGAAGAAGCATTACAAAAAGGAAAGTTAAATGGTATGGTATTCGCTATGTTACCTACTCCTAACGGTAAGTTTATGGCTACTTATGTAGAAACTCCTAGAGCTACTGAAGTTCAAGTAGATACTATATACAATGCTGTAAAAGCATTCTTTGAGAACTCAGATGTAATAGATGATGTATTTGAAAAGTCTGGTATTAATATTGAAACAGGAGAAGGTCTATTTACATTCTTAAATAAGTATACACACGTTACTAAAAAAGGGAAAAAGGCTTTTAAAAAACCAATAGAAGATAAATCTTTAAATCCAAATAATAAGTATTTAAACTTATTAGTTAACAATGAAACTATAGAAATATTATTTGCATCTCAAAATGGCTCTATTAAAACTATTACAACTTTAGAAGGTCTATTATCACAAGAAGCTGACTTTAAAAAGTTTTTAACTAAAAAGTTAATATCAGTACAGTTATCTAAAATAAACGATAAAGAAAACAAGTTTGAAGAGGTTACTATATCTAATGAAGGTGAAGTAAATGAAAATCAATTTAGTTCGTATAATGAATATCTAAAAGCTAATTTAAGAAGTGATGTAGTTGCTTCAAAGATTAATGAAACTGAAGATAACTATTTTGATCATCCTGGAATTACATTTAGTACATCGTTTACAGAAGCTTCTCCTCAAGAAATGGTATCTAAAGAACCTATACCTGCTGTAGATGGAACAGAGGGAGACTCTGAAACGTTATCAGATGAACAAAGAAAAGTACTTGAGCAGGCAGGAGATTTATTTGGCATTGATGATTTTAATCTAGATGTAGATAATACTGATCTTAATTTAGATGTAGAAAACTCTAACACTATAGACAGAAGTTCGGATGATGCAGGACGTGCTGAAGAGTTTAAAGTATTAATGAAAGACGACATACAAGGTATGTTAGTATATGATGAAGAAACTGATACTTTTTATAATTCATACCTACAGGAAGAGATTGTAGATTCTGTTATACACGTTATGTCTAAGGCTATGCAGGATAAGGCAGGTATTTCAGCTGCAGACTCTTTAAAGGTAGCTAAGGACATGTTTGAAAGACGTGAGCAAATGTTAGAACTATTAGCAAGTAAGTTTAATAGTAAAGAACCTATAGTAGCTCAAATAAAAAAGGGATTAGGAATAGAAACTGTAGATGAAGCTCATGAACTATCAGATCAATATAAAAAAGTATTGAGAAACTGGGACCAATTTGCTAAGTTCTCTAAAGTTAAAATGGCTAATATCTTTGGTATTAAACAAACTATAGATGATAATAAAGAGCCACAGTCTATAGATGAGTTATTAGAAGGGTACGATAACGTAGATTCTATGTTAGAAAAAGTAAACTTTGATGACGGTGCTACATTCCAGACTAATCATAAAGATACTGCATCTGCTAGATTTAAGTTATTCTTGGCATTACAGACTATGCCGGGTAGAAATCCATTAGGGCTTCATAAGTTTATGCCATTTGATACTGTATATGATGAATTACAGACTATGTTATCTGGAACAGAGCCTAATTACGAGAGTATGATTGAAAGGTTACATATAACTAAAGCTACTAAACCATACATAGGTAAACTTATAGAAGTATTAGATGATAAAAGTAAGACATCTAGCCAGATTAGAAATGAGTTTGTTGTGGCGTTCTCTAAGCAATATAATCCATTTGTTACAGTACTATGGAGTATAGATAAAAGAACAGGAGCATATGTATTACAACCGATTAGTACTAACAGAAATGATGCTGCTCAAAGAGTTGAAGCCGAGTGGTTTGAAAATCAAAAGAAATCTCCAATAGTTAAAGAAGTAAAAGGAGCATTAGTAATTGATTCTGGGAAAGCTAAAGAGTTTGAAGCTAAAGTAGAAGAACTAAAAGAAACTTTAGATGTAAAAGAAACTCAAGAACTTCTAGAAAGTATTGGTATTACGATGCCATTAGAGGCTGTAGAATTCTTTAAAGAAGAGTCTGAAAGGCTAACAGGTAGATCATTTAAAAACCATTTTGTGGAAGGTGTATTTAAACATTTAAGTAATGCTTTAAATGCTGAGAATAAAGCAGAAGGAGATGAAGAGTCTTTATTAGAATTAAATAATCCATTAGTAGGAGCTAATAAAGAAGGAACTAGTATAAAAACACTAGCTAATCTTAAAGTTCAATTTGATTCACTGGCCCATTCTACTTCACATAGAGACAGTGAAGATAAGACTATATACTCTTACTCATTAAATTCTCATATATCTCATCAGTTTAGAAGACTACTAGAAAACAATGGAGAAAATGAAACTTTAGACTCATTATTAGAAACTAGCTACGCTAAAAATTCTATATGGGCTAATGAAATAAAGAACAATAAGAAGTTCAGAGATACATTTAAATTAACTTATTTAGATGGATTAAAGAAAAGTAGATCAGGGCAAAAAGGTGTTAAGAGAAAGAACCAATCTGATTCAGAAATGTTAGTACAAACACTTGCATTATTCCAGAATCAAGATCAAGGAGAGCAGGGTGTAGATGCTAGAAAGATATCTCACTTTGTATATCCTTCTATTTCAGATAAAACTACATCTCCGGTTATAACTTCTTTAAGACATAATACTCAAATTTCTATAAGGGGAGGAAAGACACAATTAGGAAAAGATACTAAAAAAGCTTTAAGGCAATTAGTGCAGTCTGAAATAGATAGAATAGAGGCTTATGTAGATCCTGCAGATCCTAAAGATAGAATTAAAGGATACGATTTAACTAAGAAAGGTACAGGTGCTTTATTATTCTACCACTTTCCATTTTTAAACGATATGGCAACACTTTTAAAGCTTGAAGATGGTACATACGCAGTACAAAATAGAGAGGCTATGTTTGAAGCAGTATATGATTATGTTTTAAAGACATCTAAGAATACATTTCAGCAGTTTAATGATAGTGGTATAATCTCTATGGACGATAAGGCTAAGAAAGTTACATTAAAAATGGATAGTACTTATCTTAGAGGTGTAAAGTCTAAACTAGGTAGGTCAGCAACTGACTTAGAGCTTGCTATGTATGCAGCTATAGATTTAGAAGTAAACTACATGATAGCTAACGCTAATATTATGCAATTAGTATCCGGAGACCCTGCTATGCACTTTAAAAATGATGTTGAGACTACAATGACTGTAGTTCAGAAACGTCTTGCCAAGGATATTGCTCCTGGGTTAGATGGTAACTTTGAAAAGAAAGTATATAATAACATATTCTTAAATGATAAAGAAACAGATAGTATTCATTTAGAAGAGTATAAAGAAATATTAGATAATAATGCAGATAAGATAAGCACATATAAAAGTATTGAAGGTGCAGATGCTCAGGAATACACTACAGCTCAAGAGCATTTAGATGTTATGAAAGCATATGGTAAGTTATCTGATGCTGAATATACTGATTTATTAGATAAGGCAAATAAAGGCACTTTAAATAAAGAAGACCTTAAGAAAGTCCTTCAGCCAATGAAGCCAGTATATGTTCATACTGAAGTGGATAAAAAAAGAAAGATTAATAAAGTAACTTATATTAAGTCTTCTAGTTTTCCATTACTTAAACAGTTAACTCAAGACCTAGAAATAGATAAACTTAGAGCTGCTATGGAAGATGCTGATATCCAGAGAGCTTGTTATATATCTGCTTCTAAACTAGGTGCTACTAGAATGGTTGACTTATGGGATGATCATCACGTATCTGATAAGTTTGATCTTACAGGTAAAGCTGTTCAATTAAAAAGAGATGGATTTAGAATACAGCAAGAAGTGCCATATAAAGAAGATAAGACTAAGGTATTAACTGTATCTCAGATGAATAAACTTTTATTTGAAGGTATAGAGGATATTCCTGGAATGTCAGAACTTAAGCAAAGAAAAGAAGCTATCCGTAAGAGATTATTCGATATGGGTAGAGAAGAGCTTTTAGATAAGATAGGAGTGAAAGAAATTAAAAACTCTAAACTTAAAGGGTTTTTACCAGATGTTTTTTATAGCTATGAAAATTTAAGTAAACTTAAAAAAGCTTTAGAAAGAGAGGCAAAAGCTAGAAACTTTCCTATTAATGACATTAAAGGGTTAGAACTTACAGAAGATAAAAAGAAGTTTAAAATACCTACTAGTTTCCTTTCTAGTTCTGATAAGTTTGAGTCTTTAATGACTTCTATGATTACTAACACTATCTTGAAACAAAAGATGCCAGGTAAATCATATGTACAAGGATCATCTGCTGGTTTTATTACTGATAAGACTAAATCTAAGAAATGGTCTGAAATGAGTATGAATAATAAACAAGGTATTACTTGGGTAGGAGATGTAGACATGGATAAAGGTCTACAGTTTGTTAGAAAAGGTAAAAATAAAGTTAAGGGTGCTCAATTAATAGTTCCTTTCTACTTTAGAGATGCTGAAGGTAATACTTTAAACATAGAAGACTATACTTATACTAAAGAGGGTAAAACATACATAGATGAGTCTAAAATGGATAAGAGCTTATTAAACCTAATCGGTGCTCGTATCCCTAACCAAGGGCACAGTTCTATGTTACCTATAGAGATTGTAGGGTTCTTACCTAGACAGATGGGAGATTTAGTTATTGTACCTGATGATATTACAGCTCAGATGGGATCGGATTTTGATGTTGATAAATTGACTACTTATAACTATAATTACTATGTAAAAGATGGTAAGCTAGTTAAAGGTGCTGATACTCAATATAAAGAAGTTATATCAGGAGAAAACGAAGATGTATATCAATTAGTTAAAGATCCTAAAGCAAAGCTTAAAAAAGAATTACAAAACGAATATATTGATATACACTGGAAAGTATTAACTCACCCAGAAGTATTACCTAGAGTGTTAAGTCCATTAGATGTAAAAGGAGAATATTCTTTAGAAAAAGAAGCAGATTTAATTAATGATATTAGAACTTCTGGAAAAGAGACACCTTCTATGTTATCCAGACAGTACCAGCAAGATACATTTATTCAAAACAGGGCAGGTAAATTAGGAGTAGGTGTTCTTTCATTAGCTTCTACATTTAATGCTACTATTCAAGGATTAGATGTAAGACATTCTGTTATAAAAAAAGGAATAGAAACTAAGTTATATATTAATATAGGAGAATATAGTTTACATAGATTAAGTGGAGTTGGTTTAAATCCTAGAGGGCCTAAGAGTCAGTTAATTGCAGATATTCAAAATGCTGCCGTAGATAATGCTAACGAACAGCGTCTAGATAAACTTAACTTAAACGGTAATACATTTGGTGCCGCAGCTGCATTAGCTCAATTAGAAAATAAAAACGGTAAAAATGTAGATATTAAATATATAACTAGATTAATGTCTCAGAGAATAGTTATAGACTATGTTAAAGAGATGGAAGCTTTAAATGATTCTACTATAGAGCAATATGTAGCAGATAAAAAACAAGAAGCATTTGAAAGACTTAGAAATAAGTATAGTAAAATGGCAGAAGGGTATGTACAATCTACATCAGAATCTTCAGATATGACTGTACTTACTCCAGAATTTTTATTAGATATGATTAAAGAAGAGGATGAAGGAGGAGCTAAGTGGGCTACTAATCAGCTTAAAGTGTTATCAGTCTTTGAAAAGTTAAGTGATTTAGGAGAAACCTTAACTGCTGTACAATCTATGATTAATGCTGATTCTAAAGGAGCTCCTAAAGATTTAATAGAGGCTAGAGATAAAGGAGATAAAATTACATTTAGAGGAAGTTTACCAGTACAAGGAATAGGTCCTTTATTTGACCTTGAATCTGAAATAGGAACAGCTGTAGAATCAGGTGTATATCTTACTCAAAAGTTGTTTGGAAGGTTCTTTCCTAATATACAAAATACAGTATTAGAGTATGGTAATATTACAGGTAAGTTAGAAGTACCTTTAGATATTCAAAAGAAATTAAGAACAGCACGTAACGGATTTATAACCACTAAACAAAATATATTTGAAGAGGGTGATATAGATCTAATACGACAAAGGTTACTTATTAACACTAAAGAGAATCCTTCTTTAGCTGCTAGAGTAGAAGAGGCTTTTAAAACTTGGGGAGCTAGTAACTTTTTACTACAAAGAATTAAAACTAGAACTGCTGAAGTAAAAGGAGAGCCAGATTTAGTACAGTATGTAGCATCTACAGGAGCTAGAATGGATGAGCAGAATGCTATTAAAGGAATGATAGACATGCTTATATCTGATAGCCTAGAAGCTAGACAGTTAGGTAAAGATTTAATTACTTATAGTTACTTAACTGCAACTAGTCAAGGAGCTACTAACTTCTTAAAATTTGTACCTACTTCTTATTTAAACAGCATTGGATTTGGAGAAGCTGTTGATAGAGCTAGAGGTGAAACTGGTAATTTCTTAACTCAGTATGTACAGCATAATCCAACTGTTACTCCAGAAGCACATCCAAGCGCATCAGGTAGATGGTTTAGATATCCTGGACTAACAGAAAGTAAATATGAAGATGAGGGGTATATTAATCATATAATTCCTCAAAAAGATGTAATGGGTAAAGAAACTAAATCATACCCTAGATTTGTACATATAAGAGATGAAAATACTAATGAAATTAAATTATATGAAGGGCTTACTAACAATAAAGGAGGTATGGATTATGTTCAAATAGATACAGCCGGGGGCACTAAGCAAATGCAGTTTACAGAGTATAACTATCAAGCTTCTAAAATTAAATCTATTTTAGCATCTAGAAATGTTAGTACTGTACAAAAGCTAACTAGTATTCCTAACACTCCAAATACAGAAGAAAGAATTCCTAATGATCAAGCTAATGTTAATATGCTTAAATCATATGAATTAAATGATGGAGATGGTAAAGAGGGAATTGCTAGAGCTTTAAATAACATTAAAGATAAATCTACATTTAAAGCAAATAGAGCAATAGCTGATATGTTATTATCTAAGATGGATAGTTTACCGGATGTGACATTTCGTAATAAAAAGATATCTGGTTCAGGATCTTTATTACCAGGAGGTAAAAAGAAAGGGGATGTAGCAGTGTTAACTATAGATATGACTAGAATGCCTAATGTATCTAAGTTTGAAGATACTTTACTACATGAAACTTTACATGCTTACACTTCTCATATTATAAATGAATATAATAGAGGAGGTGAACGTTTAACAGAAGCGCAGAAGAAAGCTGTAAAGTCATTAGAAGCTTTAATGAACATAGCTATAAAACAGCTAAATAAAGAAGACGCTGCAGAGTTTAATGAGTTTAAAGAGCAATTTGATAGAATGAAAAAAGCTCAAAGAAACAATGACGCAAAAGGAGCTGCTGATGCTATAGCAGATATGAAAAGTACTTCTTATCATAAGTATTATGGTTTAATAAACAGTAAAGAGTTTGTTACTATGACTATGACTAACGATAAGTTTCAAAAAATACTATCTGATATAAAATTTACTGGTAAAAAGACAGTGTTAGATAGGTTTAAAGATATTGTAGCCAAGTTATTTACTAACCTTAAAGATAAATTAGGTATTAAATATGATATAGAAGGAACAGTTTTAGCAGAAGCTATTAAAAATACAGCAATACTAGTGGATAATACTGGGTATTTAAATTCTAATGAATCTAAGTCAATGCCTGCTGATGCTTCGTTATTTGCTACTGAGTTCTCTTCAAAAAAGCCTTTAAATCTAAATAGAGTATTTAGGTCTAAATATAAACTATTAAACAGTTCTGGCCTTAATAAGAATATGACATACGAACAAGCATTTAAAAAAGCTCAAAATCTTAATACTAAAGATAAAAGATTTCAAAAAGAGTATGGAGATAAATATAAGGCTATGTATACTAAAATACCTAAAGAAAAAGGAAGTAGAATTAAAGGAGATGCATACAATGTAAAGTTAGAACCTAAAGTAAAACCTGCAGCAGATTTTAATTTAGATACTGATGAGATTCAAGATTCAACTAAAGTATTAATATCTAAGCTAGAAAGTAAACTTAGAAACTATAAAAATAGTATGAGTGAGAATAAAGGAGATTCTGCTATTATACAAGCAAGTATACATAGATTAGAGAATCAAATAGAAAGACTTAAACTAGATAACAGTTTAAAGACACTTACTGCTATTGCAGATTCTCACATGGAATGGGTATCTAACACGTTAAGTAAAACTACTATTAGTTCTGCTGAAATAAACGATGCTTATGATACTTTATCTGTATGGGCAAATGCTAAAGATATATTTAGTGAAGAGTATGATCAAGGAGGTTCATTTAAAGAAGCTATTGCAGCTATTCATAATAAATCAGATGATTTATTAAAAGACGTAAGAGATGCATCTAAAAGTGTAGCTATAAGAGAAGCTCAAAAAGAACTATCTAGACTTGTATCAGATACGCATATAAACACTATAAAAGATATAAGTATAGGTAAGTCTTTAGTATTGGATTTATCTTCTGTAGATAATCAGTTTATTCAAGCTTTAGATAAAAAATTAAAAAGATCTATTAGAGATACTAATAAAGCATTTAATGATGAATCTCAATCTATAGATGTCACTATTAAAGCATTTGAAAAAACTGAAGAGTTTAAAAGAAATGGATACGATAAGTTTTTACAGAAAGATGAAAAGGGTAACTGGACTGGAGGCCTAGTAGTAGAGTATGATGAAACATACTACAAAACTAGATCTGCTAAACGTAAAGCCGCTAAAAAAGATAAGAACTATTTATCATACTTTAACTGGTCTAAAGAAAATGAAGTTATAATAGACCCTAATAAACTATTTAAAGATGATGGATCTTTAGCAAATAACGCAGAGTCTAAAAAGCATATTAAAATGCTAGAAGCTGAGTTTGGTGAAGAGAAAACTAAAGACTTAATAGAGGAGGCTGAAAGAAGATATTCTAAGTATTTAGAAGATTATCAAGCTATTGAAGACTCTTACCAGGCTAGAAAAGAAGTAGACGATAGTTATACTGAAGAGATGCTTCAGAAAGATTTATTTAGTTGGAGAATTACTAATAATCCTAAAAGTATTTATGGGGCAGTCAATGGAGATCCTAAAGTAACTGTTACAGGTTGGAAATATGTGCTTATGGCTCCTAAAAAATCTGTACTTAATAAAGACGGAAGTTCTACTTGGTACGATTCTAAATTTAAAGAGATACAAGAGAACCCAGAATTAAAAGAGTTCTATAATTTCTACAAAGGAAGAATGGAATCATTTATGGATAACTTACCTAGACATCAGTTACCTTTTATGCAGGCTAATTTCTTACCTATTATTAAAAGAAGTTTATTAGATTCTTACAGTAGAGATGGACTTAAAGGAGCTTTAAGAAATATAGCTGAAGGACTTGTAGATGAATTAACTTCTCCTACTAGTAACAAAGTAAGTAGTGATAGAGATGGATTTACAGGTAAAGTAAACCAACGTATTCCTATATCATTTATAGAAGGCGATCTAAAACCAGAAGAAAGATCTAAAGATTTAGGTAAGTTACTTCAATCTTTTGCTATGACTTCTATAAACTATAACCATAAGAGTAAAACAGAAGAAACTGTACTTCTTATGCAAAGACTTCTTAATGAGGCTGTAGAACAAAAGATGAATGCTAGTGGAGGTAAAGCTTATGATAGTGATGGTAATCTATACCAAGTTAAAGACGGATTAGTTAACTTAAAGAAGGCAGCTGATCATGCAATTAGAGCATCTTTATATGGAGATAAAAGAGAGCAAGGAGAAAGTACAGGTCTAATGATGACTAAGGATATAAAAAATTCTGCTAAAGCAACTAAGCTTAATAGAGAATTAACTAGGCTTAACAATCAATTAGAAAATGGATACATAACTGAACTAGAACATTCTGAAAGAGCTGCAGAGATAGAAGAAGAGTTAAAAGAAATGGGAGCTAGGCATGTAACTACTGTAGATTTAGCAGATACTTTTATGAAAGTTACACAATTAAAAGGTATGGCATATAACGTATTTGCATCTACTAATAACATTACATTTGGTCTTATATCTAACATAATACAAGCTGCCGGAGGAGAAGATTTTAGCATTAAACAAGCCATGCAAGCTTATAGAATAATGTTAAACTCTACTGCTAAAAGTGCTGGGTTTGCTAATGATACTTCTAAAAAAGTAGCTGCTTTAATGGATAAGTTTGATATCTTATTTGAAGTAGATGAAACTGCTTACAATGGAGGACCTAAAAAGAAAGTAGGATTATCTAAATTTACTCCTTACGAAATGCAAAGACGATCAGAGTTCTTCGTACAAGGTCAGTTAATGGTAGCTTCTATGTTAAAAAGAACTGCTACTAAAATAGACGGTACTAAAACATCTCTATTTGAAGCATTTGATAGTGAGGGTAATTGGAAAGTAGATGAGTACGGAGATAATAAAGGATGGAATGGAGATATTAATAAAGAAGGAGAGCTTTCTGAATTCAAGAAATTCCAGGATTATATAATAGAGCTGAACAAGGTTGTTCATGGTAACTACGATCCTGCATCTTTCCCATTAATGAAAAGGTATTTACTAGGACGTGCAGGACTTCAATTCAAATCCTGGCTAGCAGAGTCTGTAAAAAGAAGATTTGCAGGTGAGGCATATAATGAAGCTTTAGGTAGAAAGACTAAAGGTTATTATAGAACAGCGGCACAGCAAGGTGTTAAAACGTTATTCAAAATGGCTATGATGAACAAAGATGCTTTAACTGGATTATCTGCAGTAGATCAAGCTAACATGAGAAAGATGATGGCTGAAATGGTATTCACTTTAGGTATTATGGCAGCAGGAGTACTTGTTAAAGCTATTGGAGATGATGATGAAAACAAACCAGCTACTAACATAATGTTAAATCAACTTTATAGATTAGAGTCAGATATGACTTTCTTCTTAAGTCCTAGTTCTGCTAACAGAATATTATCTAATCCGTTTCCTATGATTAATACTTATCTAAAAGCTGAAAAAGCTCTTGTAACTTCAGGAAACTATATATTAGAAGGGACTGGAGCTGTAGAAGTAACAGATAACAGAAGTGCGCATGATGAAGAAAGGTTATTAAGAGATTGGTCTAAAGTATTTCCAATGGTTAATATTCCTGCTAAAGTAGCTTCTCAAACAGATAAAGTTATTAATTATTAATAACGCCTTACAGAAAAGGGGGCAGAAGAGCGTTTGTAACTCTTCTGTCCTCTTATCTAACTATGTAGTTAGTATGTTTACTTAATATGGAAAGTTTAGTAATACTCCTATAAAGAAAATTGTTCTATTAAAAAAACTAAAACTAAATATAGCTGTAGTTGTTTTAGATTGGTCTGCCCAGTATAATGGATAAGTTCCTTTTTTAAGTAATTCTCTAGTTGTATAGTACATTCCATCATGAAAGAAAGGAAATACAAATATAAAAGACCATACCATTATCCAAAGATTAAGAAGCTTTAAAGTAGAATCTGTACTATCTTGTCCTGTGTATGTAATATAACATAGAACTAAGCCTAATATTATCCTGGGTATACTTAACCAAACATGTATATCTAGTCCTTTTATCTTATTGCTTTTATTTTTATCTCTACGATGAAAATAAATAGCTTCTAGTAATCCTGATAATAGAGCTCCTACTATCCATATTAACATTATTAAATATTGTAGTTTCATTACTTGTCTTTTACAAATTGACCGTCTACCATTTTACCAGTTCTTTTACTTATCACATTGTAAGCGGATGCAATACAATCCTCTAGCTTTAGACCTTGCATTTCTGCTTGAATTAGTATTGTTACGTAGATGTCTCCTAAAGCATCAATAATTTCTTCTTTGTCTTTTATTACTATAGCATCTAACAACTCGTTAACTTCCTCTTGTGTCTTTTTCCATTGTGCTAAAGGCTTTCCGTTTTCTAAGATACCTTTATCTTTGGCCCACTCTAAAATTAATTTATTTAATTCTTTCATCTTATATTTCTTTTATAATTCTTGTGTAAATCTCTTTTGCCTCTGAATCAAACTCTAGTTCTTCATCAAATAGCATTAAGTTTCTGTATGTATGTGGCTGAGATAACCCAACCATTTTAGCAATCTCTGACTGTGTAAATAATAATTTATGGTAACAAATAGCTATGAACACCTGCCTTGCTTCTATAGCATCTAAGTCTTTGTTTGGTTTTAATATATCTTTAACTTCCAGTACGTATTCATTAGCTATTAAATTTAAAATACCCCAAAGAGAAGTTCTTTGTTTTGCTAATTTTATTTGATCGTCTATTGTCACTGCATTTGTTTTATTAACCTTGTTAATTCATCTCTTAATTGAGTTGCTTTTGCCTTGTTTAAATGTACTTCGCACATTTCATATTTTTCAGCTATAACTACACTAATTATTTTATTAGGCTTTACGGCTCTTAATTGTACTTCTATAGTATCTGATTTAATTTCTTCACATTGTATTTCCATGTTATTTAATTTTAAGTAGTATTCATATTACTAGGTGGATTATTACTTCCGTTATTAAAAATCTGTGTATAGATATACAATACACAAGCCATTACTATAATAGTTATAATAAAGTCAGCAACGTGACTAGACATTGTCTAAAGACTTAACTTTAGTTTCTTCTTCTTTCTTTAATCTAAGGGTAGTTTCTAAAGTGTTAATATCTCCTCTACATAACTTTATCTGTTTAGTTTCTCCAGATACAGGAACTCCGTTATCATCTAAAGTAGTAGTTACATATTTAAGAGTTCCTTTACTTGTTTCTTTTAAATGATCTATATATATTTCTATCTCTTCAGATGAATGTCCTGCACAAGCTTGCTGTATCTGCATTTTACGCATCATTTGTTTAGTACCTATAGATCTTGCATGTCTTTTAGTATTACTATTTAAAGGATGACCAGCAGCATCTCTTTGTATATACTTCTTTCTTGGTTTTGATTTTGCCATGTTGTTTTTATTAAATTATTACCATTGATAAGACTTTAGCAAAGTCCATATTATTTCTACATCTACCGTTGAATGCCACCGCTCCTTCTTCTAGTTTATCTCCATTTTCATCTACCATTGAAATGTAAACGTTAGATTCATACTCATCTTTAGGATCAAAGTCTATTCTGTATCTAACTTTAGTTCCTTGTTTATAGTATATAATACCTTCACAATCTTCTACTCCACACTCACATGGTTTTCTAGAGTCTGTAAGCTCTTCTATAAAATCTGCTTCTAATGTTGATTTCTCCATTAATTAAAATTAAAGGGGAGCTATTAACTCCCCTGTTAGATTATTTGTTAGTTTTTAAAAAAGTCTTATACTCTGCGTAAGCTGTTTCAGTAGTAGGATTTCCTGCAGCTCTTGCAGATCTTACAAACTCTTTCTTAGGGTTAGAATTAGCCCATTTAGGGTATCTTCCTCTTAAACTTGGTAAAGACTTAGGAGATTTAGTAGAAGTCGTCTTAGAAGTCGTCTTTTTAGCTACAGGAGCCTGTTCTGTTTGAGTACTCATTCCATACTTAGAGTAATCTCTATCTCTTACTACTGTAGTCTCTCCCTTAGAGTCTTTAATTACAACGCTTTTCTTGTTCTTTTTAATTACAGTGAATTCTGTAGTTTTTGTAATTGTTGTTCCTAATTCAATGTTGTTAATGTTAATCATCTTTTTTAAAATTAATTTGCAGCTTCTATTTGTTTAAACACTGCGTCCGTAAATATTTCTTTAATTATGTTATTCTTATCGTGAATACTGGACCACACTTCTTCTTCTTCACTTAGCTCTTGTCCAATCTTCCTTTCTTGAATCTTTGCTAACTCTTTTGATCGAGTTAGTACTTTACTTGTTATACCTCCTACTTCAGAACTGGCTCGTACCAGATCCTTAGCTCTATTACTCATCCTGGAATATTTACCTTTATAAAATAACTTATAATCCGGTAACATTACATCAGGACATTTAAATACATGCATAACATACTCATTATCATTGTCTACATAGTACTGACTCACATGGTTTTTATTTTCTATAAGAGTGTCTTCTACTTTCTTATACTTTTTATCTGTGCTTTCTTTCAGTAATATGAATACATGATTTTCTTGAAAATGCTCTACACCTTCATGTTTGATATAAGCATTAACAAGATAAGGCTCTAACATCTTTCTTTGCCATCCTAGTAAAGGTAAAGCAAATATAGTTGTTATATTATACGCTATCTTCATCAATCTTTAAGGTTATAACTCCGTCTCCTTCGTAATACTCTCTAGGAAATTCCCACTTATCGTTATCAAAATGCCATTTCATTCTTTCCATAGCTTCATGGTTATCCTTAATCCCTTTAATCACATCTCCTTGAGAAGGTGTAAATACAGCACACTCATGATTACCTGTAGTTTGTACTGCTACTATGTAAGATTGGAATATCCAATCAGCATCTAGCTCAATACCTTTCTCTATGCAATAATGCTCCGCAGCTAATGCGTATAAAGGCAACTGTCTATAGTACCCATACATTTCATAAGCTTTAAGAAAATCATGTACGTTTTTTGCAGTAGTTTTTAAATCTATTACATATACAAATTTATTTTCTTCATCTATTATAAGCCTATCTATAATAGATCTCATTTTAAAGTCATAGTTAGAATGTTTCCATACTATATCCAACTCTGAATATACATCTTGGAAATGATATCCGTTAATTAATGCAGTAGCAAACTTATGGTTATTTATAGACTGTTTACATGCAGAAATAATATCTGCATCTGAAGGAGATAATTTAAACTTACCTTCACTTTCTAATAAATAGTTCCAATAGTTCTGTAGCTTCTTTGCAGAATCTGTTACCCCTTGATAGCTTTCCCATGCTTTTTCTGCAGTCCCTTTAAGGCCTGATGCTTCAAATGCACTTTGTATAGCTGCTTCCGACACTGTATCATCTCCGGAATTTCTTAATTTAAATAACTGTTCTACAAAAATTGCATTCTTACCTGAAGGGATTTCATATTTAGATACTAAATATCTATTGCTAAACTCTTCTGGTTCCAGGATATCACAATGGATAGCTGAACCTAAGTTCATACCTTTGTTAGAAGTATCATCTTCTTTTTCTTTGTACTTTCTGTACGTAACTGGACTTTTACTTAGAGCCATAAGTCCACTATGGCTTACTGTTTCTGTTTCATATCTTTCTTTTATGGTCATAATTGATCATCTTGTTGTATTACAAACACGAGCTTTCGATCTTTATATTCATCAACTGCTCTAAATTTTACTCTTCCCGAGTCAGTAACGAAGCTTACAGAATCATCATCAATGTACCCTAACTCAGTTAAGGTATCATTGAAGATTTTTCCCCAAATCCATAAATTATCTGCATCCCAAGTAGCCACAAAGTCCTCTTTTGGGGGTTTCCAGCTAATACCAGACTTAAGTAGTCTAATATTCCCATGATTAATAGGAGTGTGTACTTCTAGGCATATAGATAAAGGATAAAGGCGAGATAAATCCCGCCCTTGTAGTTCCTCGTTGATAAAAGATTTAACATAATCGTGCATTTGTTTTACCATTTTAGCACGGGTAAACGGGTTAAGATTACCGTTATATATGTTTTGTCCGTTTATCTTTACGTATTTAGTTTTAGATTTATTCACATGAGTGATAAATTCTGGAATTGTAATTCTGATTACTTCTTTAGAAGCTTTTTTACTCATAAGAATTTATTTCTTCTTGTAGATCTTGTACTTCCGCTCTAAATTCTCCAAAGTTCTTTAATACTTCTTCTCTATCCTTTTCCCACTTTTCATCAGATTGAGATGCGTAAGTAGAAGAATGATAAATAGAACCGTTAACACCACTAAAAGCATCTAATACAAAGTATTCTAATACTCTAATAGCTCCTGATTCATCACAAGGAACAGCTCCAATATTCATTGGATCTACTAGTACATTATGAGTTTCAGTCTCTTCATATTGGTATCCTCTAATGTAATCTAATCCACCACAGTGAAGGCCTTTAACACAAGATACTTCATCATTAGTATTTACTTGATTCCAAGATTCTAATCTATGAGACTTACCTACTTTAATAAAGTGACCTTTAACATCTCCACAGTAGAATGCATCTCCGCTGTTACGTTGAACAGCAGGCTCGAATAATCTATCTTCGTTAGCTAACTCTTCATAAGTAATTAAACCTGTATCAGGGTCAATAGACTGAGCTCCTCTTCTTGGAACTTGAATCTTTTCTCCGTCATCGTTTAATGCATATTTATGGTGTAATTCTCTAGAGACTTTAAATGTTCTAAGTAATCCCTCTACAGTAATTCCTACTTGCTTAGTAGTAGCTCTTTCAATAGCTACATCTCTACTTAATCCATTTTCAGATATTAATTTATCTACTAAATCATAATTAGTAAAGTCAGTATTAATATAATTAAACATCTTTTCTGAAAATCTTTCTCCTGTTCCAGCAGCTGTCTTTCTCCTTAATACAGGATTTCTTAACCATCTAGTCCATAGTTTAATTAATGGAGTAAAGTCAATCTTTTTATCCATAGAGTCTTTAATTCTATCTATTAAAGCTTCTGGCATTGCAACTGAAGATACTCTATCTTTTACTTTTAAATAATGCTTTCCAGTAGCTTTATTTACGTGTATCTCAGGACAAATACTTTCTATTGTTTTTTTATAGTCTACTACTAGTAACTTTTGAAACTCTGCAACGATTTCTTGGTATTCAGCAGGAGTAGCTGCGTTATTACTTGCTTCTTGAAGCTCTAACATTGCATCGTACTTCTCTTGGTCAAAAGGAATACCGAATTGTTCGTTGTTAGCTGATCCGTTAATTGAGTCTCCCATTAAGTTAATTGTAATCATAGTCTTAAATTTTTATTTTTATTTTTATTGGTTAATTAATAATTCTTCTGGTACTGTAAAGGTATCTAATCCTTTAGTTTCTAATACTTGTCTTATTTCAGGCTCGTATAAATCTCTATCTTCTGATTTTACACACCATTGCTCTTTAGAGGCTAAAGGCTTTATAAAGTTAAACAAATTTTTAACGGATTCCGAATATTCTACTAGCAAATCTAACTGCTTAAGTATATGTAAATCAGCTGAATAAGCTTCTGCAACGTCCTTATTATCGAACACTTGTTTAGCTCTATCTGCTATCTCTTTTGGATCCGTATTATCGTCCTTTTCTGATACAAACTTCTGGAATTCTAAAGTCTTATCTAGGTATTTTATCCAGTCTTCATATATATCTTTTTCTACTCCATAAGCATTACCTACTAATTGTCTTATATCAGAATAATTACCTGCATACTTTACAAGGCTTTTATACACATCATATAAATCTTTATGTATATTTTCATATCCATTAAAAAACTTTAAATCAGGTAACTCTTTATTTATAAGCCTTGCTGTATTCCATTGTACTAAATAACTACTCATCGACACTTGTAGTTTTTTGGAAGAAATCTTTAACATGGATGGCATTTTTGCACTGCTTGATGTATTTTTCATTTTGTTTACTAATTTTTATTATTTTAAAATCGTCATTAAAGTATTGGTGGTTATTTCTATCATTGATCATATTACTATCATATCTATTATCTAGTTGATTACTAAGTAAAAATCCAACTAAATGTAGCATCTTATCGTCTTCTGCTGTACCGTAGTATATTAAAGCATAATCTTCTTGAACATCTACTATTTTAGTGTCTTTCTGAGACCATACAAAGTGCTTTACATCTGGACCTTGGCTATAACCTACATCTTTATTATAAAGACCATATATAGGAATCTTAGCTTCTAACTTACGTCTTTCTGCAGCACTCATAGTTTTAACAGCTGCCTCTTCTTCTTTTTCTTCGTAAGTAGTATTAAAGTCTTCTGGTACTTCTATATCTTCATAAGTTTTAACGTCCTTAGAAGATATAGTAAGGTCCCAAAGAGTATCTTTACTATTCATAAGCTTGTCAAATAGACCGTCAGAAAGATTAGCAGATATAGTATCATTCTCTCTATATCTTTTATGAATTTCTTCATCTGTCATAGGCTCTATAGTAACAAAACTACCTGCTATTGTATGAATGTAGGCATCTTTAACAGCTGAAGTACGAGTAGTTTTCACATATACCCTATCTGCATTTAAATCAGACCAAGAATGTATAGGATCTCTTTGTATTTCATACTTTTTCTTAGCATTATTGTAAATACTTCTATTCATACGAACTTTAAACCCTCTGTACATAATATCAGGAGACGTATATTTAATCCCTGTATCTTTAAATTTAGGTTTAATTCCAGAAGTATCTATTACTTTACTAAGCTGAGTTAATACTTTATCACCTCCTGATCTAGCATTAATAACACTTGCACAGGACTGTACCCATCTTAAGAAGTCTTCTTCTTTTAACTTACTTTCTACCATAGAAGTGGCTTCTTCTACAGCTTCAGTAAATGCATTCTTAATAAATGCTCTAGTGTGCTCAGACCATATAACCGTCTCTCTACTTGGAGTTACTTCTACACCTTCTTGTAAAACAGTTTCTCTACCTGTAACTTCATCTCTGATTACAGATCTAATAGGACATTTAACACCTACATTACCCCATAACTGTTCCATTTCCATCTCCTGGAAATCTATATATCCGTAACATACACCAGTACCGTCTCCTCCTTTTTCAGATTTAACAATAACTATGTGAGGTTTACTAAATTGGTTATTTTCAGATATAATTAGTCTGTCTGAGTTATGTAGAATGTCAGCTGCTACAGGTATACTTCTTCTGTATCCATCTTCGTGCACAACTGTAAACTTTACAGTAGAGAAGTATAATAACTGAGCTTGTACAGCCTGTTCATACTTCATTCTATGATGTCTCTTAGTTGGAACTACTACTTCAGAATAATTCTTTTCATCAGTCTCTTCATAGAATACCTCTTGGCCATTCTTAAATGTAATAGATTTGTTAATGTTGTTCCCGCTAAACTTACCGATCAAAGAATCAATCTTATAAGAATAACAGTTAAACTTAAACTTCTTTCCATTATGAACAGTAGTAATAGTGTAGAAATCACATCTAGTAGATAGTGCTACTTTATTACCGAAACCAAATGCACCTAAAGATCCCTTAGAGTTACGCTTAGTTGAATAACCAATAGAGAAATAACCCTCTAGTCTATCCATACCTAGACCAACACCATGGTCTCTTACTATAAACTGATCACAGTACCCTGTACCTTCATTCTGTACATACTCTAACTCTACTTTATCCTTTTCAGTATTTAAATACTTTAAATCATAATAAGAACTATCCCAATTAGAGTCTTTATATTTATCTCCATCTCTAGAGATATAATGATCTTCTGGAGTACTTTCTCCTTTAAGAATAGAGATAGCTATCTCTTTTTCTCTTTGAGAATCTACTGCATTTGCAGTCAACTCTCGCACCGTACTTTCTTCCGGTTTAGTGTACTGGGTTATTTGAATAGTATCTAATACTAACCCCATTGCACCTTTATCTATCTCACGTTTAAATCCAGTAGCACTAGATCCTGCGTGTGATGTTTCAATATCTTGAATTGCCATATTTTTCTTCTCTTAATTTTAATAACTTTATTACGTATTGTTTATCAGACTTTTTTAACTCTTCTATATTTACTTTTACTACTGTTTCTTTATATCTAAAAAAAGGTTTATTTATAGTTGTATGAAAAGGCATGCATTTATACATTCGTTTTTTACCTACATATATATAAAGAAGTACATTTTTACTACCTGATGCACTAGAGCATACTATATCTCCAGGTACTAAGTCTTGTCCTGCCGAGTCTTTACATTTCATTTTTAATTACTATTAAAGTGTTTGTATAATAATATTCTTTAGTTTTTAATTCAGGTTTATATTTATAATATTCATTAGCCCAGTCTCTATGATGAGACTGATATACTGGTGTGTTTATATTATTTACATAATGTAACTCAGATCTGCCATCATTTTTTTTAAGCCCATATTGAGTAACAGGTAAAGTAGATAATAATACTTTAGAGTAATGTCTACCGTCTATATCTATTTTAAACACATATGAAGTTCTAAGATGTCCATCTCTATTTATTATAACTTTATCTCCTACATTTATTTGTTTTCTCGCTGCATCTAATACAAGAATTTCCATATTTTTCTAAGTTCATTATTAATTAATTTTATTGAGGCATCTTTGGAGTGCCATTCCCTGAAGTCGGATATATCTTTAAATCCGTTCGACCTTGTTTTAAAGTCTTGTAAGAAGAAATAAGGCAGCTCATAAGCCTTTCGCATTAAGTTTGTTCCCGTAACACCTGCATAATCAAAATCGTTGTTTAAAACGATTCTTTTAAAGCGATTACGTAACTCGTCAATAACTGTATTCTTTACCATTCCTAATTCATTCTGACATGCTAGTGCATAGAACCCTAAAGTTCTATATACAAGTACATCTTTTAATGATTTAGTAAGTATTAAAGTATCTCCTGTTGTTGGTAGCTGGTCCCATCCTTGTAGTACTGTTCTATTAGTACTACTTATCCACTTATACCTTTTATCTTTTTCTAGAGGTCTATAGCACTTGTAAGTGTATTTACCATCTTTATAAAAAACATAAGCATAAATTGGGTTAGAATCACTATGAATCCATATAACTTCATTTCCTAAAAATACTTTGTCAACGGGATGTATATTAAAATACTTTAATTGTTTCTCGTTAACATCGTACTTTACAGTCCAATAGTTATAATCACAGTGTTTCCATTTACGTGTCTTGACTCCTAACGGTTTAGAGTTAGGCAGATCAATATTACGTTTAGCTACTTTAATGACAGGCTCGTACTTAGCCTTTCTTCCTTCTGGGCATCTATACCCAAGGTTAAAATCAATATTAATCTTAACACAAGCTTCGTACAATGTAAGACTAAATATATGTCTTACTATGTCGAAAGCATCCCCGAATGCACCGGTTGCATGATCTTTAAACATTAACTTCTGATGATGTGTACTATAGAATAACCCAAAGGAAGGAACTGAGTCCTTCCTTATTGGGCTACACATAGCTTTGTTTAACTTAAAATCACCAATGTAATACTTAAATATCTGCTCGTCACTTATTCTAGATAAGATAAGGTCACGGGATACTACGTCTTCAGTATTAGCATTATTTAAGTCTATCATCTTAGAAAGGCAAATCTCCGTCATCTGTTGCGTCATCTGCTCCTGCTGGTGCTCCAAATGCTGCTTCTGGTTTATCTGCCATAGGTCTAGTTAAACTGTCAAACCCAGGATTCAATCTAAGTTTAGAATCTGCTACAGGAATAGACATTTGTTCCATAAACGGTACATATTTAGGCACAGTTAAATAACCTTTATCATTATAAACTAACTTAAGTCTAACTGGCTTAGCGTTACACTGATTTGCAATTAACATTTGCTTAACACCTTCCCATAACGCAGGGAAATCTGCAGCAGCTGGAAGAGGAGTTCCTTCAGGTACATACTTAGTAAGAATATGCTTCAGTCTAGTAATTTGACTAGTGCTTTTTTTAGCAAAGTCAGGTCTAGTAGAGTCTGGCTCATATTCTCTCATGTTAGCTTCGTTACCTAAAGTATCTTTAAGTTTAATATCTAAAAACTTAGTACCAGTATTAGTTTCTCCTGTCTCAAAACCAGAGATTAACACATTGTCTAACGTTCTAACGATTTGATTATCTTCTACTACTGTGTAACCAAAGATTTTAGATGGGTCGAATTTACCTGATTTTCCTTCTGCTTTAATTTCTGCGTTGTTTAAGTCTAACATATTATTTATTTTATTGATTTTATTTTTTACTATTAATTATTATTTACTTCTGGGTACTTATTACATGTAAGGGTTAAATTCTGTTTCAGATTCTAAAAGTGTCTGATTTCTAGTCATATTACCTGTAGATGGAGTAGTTTCATCTTCTTCTCTTGTGTCTAACTCTGCTCTTTCTTCTAAATCTTGATTAGCGATCTCATGAGCTGCACATGGAGCTACGGCTTCAGGTTTAACTTCTTCTTTAACTTTCTTAGTTCTAGTTAAGTTAGCTAAAGCTTCAGAGAAAGATACAGGATACAATGTAATACCTTCGTATTCTACAGTGTTTTCCATATCTACAGATAGTTTAAGTCTAGTAATTTCCGGAGTCATTCCTTCTTCTCCTGCAAACGCACTTCTTAATTCTGTAGCGTGAAATTTATTAGATACTGCACCGCTTTTACCTACTTTACATCCGTCTTGAGTTACGTACAAGAATACAGGATGTCCTTGCTCTTTAGCTGGATCATATCCGAATCCGATTGCTACTTCTTCTCCTAACTTAGAAGTTACTGCTGAAGACAATGTAATTCTACCACTCTTAGAGTTTACTAAGATTTCTGGGTTTCCGTTTAAGTTTAATCTGTTTGGGCTTACTACTTTTCCGTGTAATTGCATAATATTTATTTTTAAATGTGTTTGGTTTTTATTAATTCTTAATTTTTAAATTATCCTTCGTTATATTCTTTAATTTTATCTATAACAAGTTTTAAATCATTTGGTATGTATTCTTCTTCAAACATACCTTTTGGAGACTTTACAGTGTCTCTAACTGTACCACGAGTTCTAAATCCGAACTGTGTTTCCATACCTACTTCTCTTTGCTCAGCCATTAGTACAATAGTAAATAGACCTTCGATAGTAATCTTGTCGTCTAGCAATTTACCGATAGTCTTAATCTTGTAACTTTTCTGACCCATAGAGTCTACATTCTCTTCTGTATGTGCTAAGAAGATAACTTCTAAATCATCTCTCATGTTTTTAGCAAGATTAATGATAGCAAACATATGTTCTGCAATCTCATTAAACTTATCAAATCCAGATGTATTAGAAGTCATGAACTCATAACTCATGATATACTGCATGTCATCTATTATCAAAGTCTTAATGTGAGGAGCTTTATCATTAACACTCTTCATTACATTTAGAATCTTTGCATAGTTACTAGCTTCAAAGTAGTTTTTCTTCTCTGCAGAATACTTCTTTTTACCTCCTCTAAACGGTAAGTCTTTACCTACTACATTAATCATAAATGTCTCTTCTGGGTTCAGTGTTTCTACAGATGTAGATTTACCAGATCCAGTCTTTCCTAATACTAAAATCGCATTACTCATATTTTATTTTTATTTTAATTATTTACTTTTTACTTTCTTCTTTACGTTCTGAAATAGGCGTATAGATATGCAACTCTCCGTGCCCTGTTGAAGACTTTTGAACATTACTTTTAGTAATAATTATACCTCTATCAAAGTACTCTTCTTGCTTTTTACCTTCAAACCTATCTAACTCTGATATAAAAGTTAAACAGGTCATAGCATGATGAATATGCTCTAGCTTACTTTCTTCGTCTAAATACTCTCCTTTGCGATAAGCTTCTAAATGTCTGTATGCTGCTGCAATATACCTGTCTTTTGATACAAATTTCCAGTTATTAGGAGCATACTTTTTAGCACCGTATGTTATTACTTTAACAACCCCTTCAAGTGCATGAGGAGGCATTAAATCATAGCGAAGCTTCATCTCACCTCCGTCTATTCCATCGAACTTAAGTCCTTTTTCTTTTTTATCCATTGTTTAAATCTATTGCTTGGTTAGTAAGATCTAAGTCTTTTACTTCATTAACAAAGAGTTTATTCTGCATAGCGCCTATAACAGGTTCACCTTCACGAACTTTTAAGAAATGCCAATACAACCTTCCTTTAGTTGTCCATCTATGAGGTCCGTACATTTCTAAACCTAACTGAAAAGGATTCATTGTTACCATAACAACGTCACTCATCTGATACAAAGCATCACCACCAAAGATATCTCTCTTCTGTGGGTAGTTTTGTTGTCCAGGTTCTCCTATACGTTCCATCTCTTCTATATTTCTATTCATTTGAGATAATAGAATTACAGAAAACCTCTTGTTAATTTTAGCAAAATACTTCATTGCTTGTTTAAACATCTTAGTAAGGTCTACTAAGATCCGTCTTTCCATCTCACCCTGTTTACCGTTTACTAAAACGGCATGATCCAGTGTAACTACTAAGCCTTTATCGGGATTCTTTTTAGCAAAGTTTACTATAGTTCGCTTTATATCTTCCACTGTACCGGCTTCATCTACATAGAATATAGGTAGCTTTCTGACTTTTTCTTGAGCTGCTAAGATTTTATGAAAATCATCATCAGTAACTTCATAATCATCAGAACCACTATGTAGTTGTTGCACTGTTCTACCTAATTGCTTAGAGTATTTTCTAGATACTAAGTTTCTAGCTAACATCTCGAAGTTAAAACTAAGTACTTCTAGGTCTTCTTGAGGGTTAAGTTCAATTAATCCAGTTTCTAGTTCGTTTAAGATAGCAGTCTTACCACTACCACTAGCTCCTGCTATTGTATGCATTGTATACCACTCTACACCGCCCATAGATACATCATTGTACTTTTTCCAAGGAGTTTTAAGTGATATAACATTACCTTTACGTCTATCATCTATATACTTAGTTGCTTCTAGTGCAACATGGTTAATAGATCTAACAGGTAAGCCTTTATATAAGCTTTCCGCCATGAATCTCTGTATTAATTATGTTTGAATTACCTGCTTCTGTCGCAATGCTTTCGTATTCTTCCCAAGCATTTTGATTTAACCAGGTTACTAATTTTTTCATATATCCAAGGTTCTTTTCCTTCTTTCTCATAGCAAGTTCTGCTTGTAAACACTTCATTACATGTCTATGTTTAACAAGAGTCTTTACTTTACTTTTGTACTTTTTAAGACACGCTAAGGCCTCTTTAGCATCCGGACTAGAACTCCTAAGAATCCTAGTAACGTTACCATTATACACTTTTAAAGGGTATGTGCTAAACACTTCCCAAAACAGATTATCTTCTAAATCTAGTATAGAGCTGCATAGCTTATGGTTAATTAAATATCCTGTTTTATCTAGTTTAAGAATAAATCCTAGCTCTTTAAGTCTTTGTAAGTCTTGCTTAGCTGTAGGATCAAAATCTATATACTTTCTAATCAGTTTATTATTCCTAACTCTTAACATCTCTAATAGTATATACTGGGTACCGGTAAGGCCTGCATCAATTGCATCTTCAACGCTTATTTGTACTACCATTTTTTATACTTTTACTAATTCTATCGTTAATTGTACTTGCATTTAGTGCATGATTGCCTTTAGTCTCAAAATACCCTGTTCCATTACATGTAGTGCAATATTCTCCGTGAATATGACCGTCACCTATACAAACAGGGCATCCCGTGATAGGAAGTTTACTAGACTTCCACTTAGGCATCTATATCTGATAACTCAGATTCAAAAGCAAATTCATATCTCCTGTTTAAACTTAAGTCTAAATCAGGATTTAATCCTTTTTGATTACTTGGGTTCCACCCATAGAAATGCTCTATTACATACCTATCTTCAGCTACCCCGTTTCCAGGATTAACTCTTCGTGGACGCATAGATTTTGTAATATCACAGTATTGTCTTTCCCATAAATTTTCATGTACATCTTGAAATCCTACTACTACTGTTTTACGCATATCTACTCCCGCAGCGCTTTGAGATTTGTATTTTACTTCTTGGCCTGGGATAAATAATAATTCACTCATTTAATTTTATTCTTTTTTAAATTATAGCAGTCTCCTTCATGGATTCTGTCTATTGCGTTTCTCTATATGAGGTATAACGTCTTTCCAGCTATTCATATCTGTTACAAAATAGCCTTCTTGGGATGATCTCATCCACTTTTCTTCTTGTGAGCCTTTAACAAACAATCGAATAACTGTAGCATTCTTACCGTCTTCAAATCTAATAGAACGTCCTGTTCTTTGTAGAAATGATTTAAGCTTACTAGTTCCTGATGCAACAATTATAAACTCTACTCCTTTTAAATTAGCGCCCTCATTAAGACTTCGTACGGTAGATATTCTGTTTACTTTAGTTCTTCCATCTTGGAATTTAGCTATGTTTTTCTTTCGTTTAGAAGGTGGCTTTACTTTTGAATGTTCAGAGACACACGTATCTCCAATTAATTTCTGTACTTGATCTGCAAATTCTGCTGTTTCACTAAACACTAAGCCCTTTTTATCTTTAAATAGATCTGATAGGTTTTTGACTATTGTTAGTTTATTAGCTGCATTGTACAGTATTGATTTTCTATCTCTCATTGCTTTATTACAAACATATGCGTAAGAATCATACTGCTGAAATAAAGACGCTTTCTCATCCGGAGAGGCGTTAGTCATATTAAAATAAGATAGTAGGTGTTGTCTAAATGTTTTCTTATTCTTTAAACAAGTAAACATAAGTTTTAAATCATGTTCAAAGATACTAAATGTTTTCTTAAATAACTTATCTGCATCTTCGTAATCTAACTGTTCAAACATAGTTAGTTCTACTGGAATATTAAATACTTTAAAAGGAGATACTAATCCTAAATCTACTGCTTTATTAATACTCATTGTGTACACAATAGGAGCTATTAAATTAAGCTTAGGTAGTAAATCTTCTTCTATAGAAGCACTTAATCCTAGTAATCTATCTATATTATTATTTTCAAAGAATTTATAATAAACATATCCTTCTTCTACAGGTATATAGTTATGAATTTCATCTGCTACGACTAAGTCGTATGAATTACCTTCTAACTTACACGCTGTCTGTATACATGATGTTTCTATGTTCTTATATAGTTTATTAAGGCCCCATTTCTTAAACTCGTCTTTCCAACCATCATCTCTAATAATTTGAGTAGGAGTAAGTATTAATATCTTAGGACTTTCAATAATCTTAAATATATATTCTATAGCAAGTACACCTGTTCTACTTTTACCAACACCTGTTGGCAATTCGAGAGTGCCCTTACACCCAGCTTTATACCAAATGTTTAAGCACTCTCTTTGTATCTTATCTTTAATTAGATTCTTGTTCACAGTACAAAATTCTGAATAGAGCTTTCTACATCAGATAAGTTAAATCTAGATGCATCTACAGTATGCTCTACTGTACGTACACTCTTACCCTGTACTTCTTTTAAAGTAATAGTTACTTTAGCTTTAGGAGTCATCTTTTTAACAATTTTCTTTACTCCCTTTTCTTCAAAGTTCATAGACATTTGATTATCAAACTCTTTACCTATAGCTTTAGGGGTTTCTAATACAGTTTTAGTAGGTTTAAATGTAGTAGCTTTAACTATTTTAAACTTAGATACAGGAGCTGCTACTTCTTCAGCTATAGTTTTTATAGACTTTCTGGTGCTCCATTTAAATACTTTAGGAATATCAGTACTTTTTACGTAAGTGTTTTTAACATGATTATACTTCGAAGCATGTAACCCGTATTCATTACCTTTAACTCCAAACTTAAACACATCGCCTCTAGCGCAAGTATCTTTTAACTCTTCTAAAAATTTAGTTATTCTTTCTTCTCTTTTTAATGTAGTCTTTGATTTCATTTTTAATCTTTTAATTTAAATAATAATCCGTCTTTACCGAATCTTTTTGCTTTTTGTAGTCTATTGAATAGTGTTCCTTTGGGTATGTTTAACATCTTATAGGCTATATCATAGTCTTTAAATGTAGCGATAACTTCATTATCCATATTTAAGACTTCTACGCCTTTATCTGATATCTCTCCTCCTCCTTTAGGACGATTTACATAAGGATTAAGTTTTCTTTTAACAAATTCTAACACTCTATCTCTACCTATTCTAGTGATAGCTATAACAGTGTTATCTTGCTTTAGGTATTCCACATCATTATTTCTTAGTACTGGGTGATTGCCGTTGTATTGAGGAAAATAATGAAGAACAAGTTCTCTTTTACAGTCCCACTGCTTTAAGAACTTACCTTCTTTAGTATACTGATATACTTTCTTTTTAGTATTTTTCATTCTTCTAAGGATTTAATTTGCTACCTAATATTTTTAATTGAAGTATAATTAAACGCTCTAACCATTCTACTTTCTCATTACTCCATTGTTTTTTAAGTGTTGATTGATTTTTTTTTATTTCATTTAGCAAAGTAATCTTATCTACTATACTCATTTTTGTAATATAATTCATTCTTCTAAGGATTTAATAAGTTTGTTTAACTCTTTAATTACTAATTCTTTTTGTGGTTTTTTGAGTTCTTTTATTTGCTTCTTATATTGCCTTACTTCAACTCTATGTACATAAGTAAGAATTAATAAACCT